GTTTATAAAGTTAAAGAAACAGCAACCGGAGCAACGAAAGTAATAGTAAGGGATGATCAATATGATCCACCTATAGAAGCTTACGAGGCGGAATATGGAAAGTTATCTAGATCTTTAGAAGTGCTGTATGAAGGAGTAATGGTATTAGGTACTAACCTATTGTTGAAATGGGAGATGGCACCAAATATGATGCGACCTAAAAGTGATTCGTCTAAAGTTAAAATGAATTATTCTATTACGGCGCCGAGAATGTATCAAGGTAAAATAGAATCTATAGTTAGTAGATGTACTGGTTTTGCTGATATGATTCAGTTGACTCACTTAAAATTACAACAAGTACTACAAAGAATGATACCTGATGGTGTGTATTTAGATGCAGACGGTATTAATGAAGTTGATTTAGGTAACGGAACGAATTACAATCCTCAAGAAGCTCTTAATATGTTCTTCCAAACTGGATCTGTTATCGGTAGATCATATACTCAAGATGGGGATATGAATCCAGGCAAAGTTCCAATCCAGGAAATCCAAACCGGTAGTGGCGGACAAAAAATGGCAACGTTAATTCAGACTTACAATTATTATCTGCAAATGATAAGAGATGTAACGGGATTAAACGAAGCAAGAGATGGTAGTACGCCTGATTCAAGAGCTTTAGTAGGTATTCAAAAGATGGCAGCAGCAAACTCAAATACAGCCACAAGGCATATATTAGATGCTGGTTTGTTCTTAACAAAAGAAACAGCAGAGTGTTTATCTCTTAGAATATCTGACATATTAGAATACCACCCAGCTAAAGAAGCTTTTATTCAAAAGATAGGAGGTTTTAACGTAGCTACCTTAGAGGAGCTTAGTGATTTGCATTTACACGACTTCGGTATCTTCTTAGAGCTAAGACCTGATGATGAACAAAAACAAGTTTTAGAAAATAATGTGCAAACAGCCTTACAAGCAGGTTTGATAGATTTATCCGATGCTATTGATATTCGGGAAGTTAAAAATATAAAACTAGCTAATCAATTATTAAAGGTTAAGCAAAAGAAACGCCAAGAAAGACTGCAAGCTGAGCAACAAGCTAATATACAAGCTCAAGCGCAAGCAAACGCCCAGGCTCAACAAGTAGCAGCTCAAGCTGAAATACAAAAGGATCAAGCCTTATTTTCTACAAAATCTCAACTTGAACAGTTGAAAGGTCAGATTGAACAGCAAAGAATACAAGTTGAAGTAGAAGCAAAAAAAGAATTGATGGAGCTGGAGTTTCAATACAACATGAAACTTAAAGATATCGAGGTGGAAGCTATGAAGGCAAAAGAAAACTCCATAGAAGACCGAAAAGACAAGCGTACTAAGATACAGGGCACGCAACAGAGCGAGATGATTGCCCAAAGACAACAAGATTTACCACCAAAAGACTTTGAATCGTCGGGAAATGACGTGATGGGTAGTGGATTTGGCTTAGGTTCCTTCGAACCTAGGTAATAATAGTAGTAACAATTATATAATATTTTATCATGGCAGAAGCACAAAACACAGAAGGTACGTTTAAAATAAAAAAACCTACCGAAAAACCTACTGAAGCGCCAGCTACAGTGGAGCAAGTAGAGCAAACAGGTCCAGCGTCTGTCTCGGAAGATGGAACTCTAAAGCTTGATTTATCAAAACCAATAGAAACAAATGCCAACACAGAGCAAGAAACAGTAGACGTGGTTGCAGATCAACAAGTTGAACCTGTACAAGAAGTGGAAGCAGAAGTACCACAACAACCAGACCCAGTTCAAGTTGAAGAATCCGTTCCTGAAGAATTAGAGAATGAATTTTTACAAGAAGTAACAGACGAAGAAATTGCAGAGACAGCAGTAGAACTCGAAGAGCAGGTTGAGCAAGCTATAGTAGAGCAAGCTGCAGGTGTTGAGTTACCGGAGAACATCCAAAAAGTAGTTGATTTTATAAATGACACAGGAGGAAGTTTAGAGGACTACGTCAAATTAAATGTAGATTATGGTTCATTAGATGAAGATCAATTATTAAAAGAATATTATCAATCATCAAAACCTCACTTAAACAGTGATGAAGTTGAATTCTTATTAGATGAGAATTTCGCATATGATGAAGACATAGACGAAGACAGGGATGTAATAAAAAAGAAAATAGCTAGGAAAGAAGAACTCTCAAAAGCTAAAACATACTTAGACAATTTAAAATCTAAATATTACGAAGAAATAAAGGGAGGTAGTAAATTAGCTCCAGAACAAAAGAAAGCGGTGGATTTTTTCAATCGCTATACAAAAGAAAATGAACTAGCAACTCAAACAGCTGAGAAGCAAACAAATGTGTTTTTAGATAAAACAGGTAAATTATTTAATAAGGATTTCAAAGGTTTTGATTATTCTGTTGGTGATAAAAAATATCGTTTTAAAGTAAAAGATGCGGAAACAGTGAAGAATACTCAAAGTGATATTAACAATTTTATCAAGAAGTTCTTGAATGAAGATGGTGAAATGTCAGATGCTTCGGGTTATCACAAAAGTTTGTTTACAGCTATGAATGCTGATTCTGTCGCACAACATTTCTATGAGCAGGGTAAGGCCGATGCATTGAAAGCAAGCGTATCAAATTCGAAAAACATTAAAATGGGCGCGAGAGGTGTTCACGAAGATGTTAAACCGAACAATGGTGGGTGGAGCGTAAGAGCAGTTGACAGTGGAGGTGATAGTTCGAAATTAAAGATAAAATCATTTAAACATTTAAAGTAAAAAAATTATGGCAGGATTTGCAACAGCGCCAGCTACATTAGCTAACTTAGCGCATTTAACACCAAGACCAGTAAAAGGTTTATTCGGAGACAACTATTTGTCTTTACAGGATATGGACTGGGCACAACAATTTTTACCAGAAGTATATGAGAAAGAAGTAGAAAGATACGGTAACCGTACTATCTCTGGTTTCTTACGTATGGTTGGAGCAGAAATGCCAATGGCATCTGATCAAGTAGTTTGGTCTGAGCAAGGAAGATTACATATCGCTTATGATACTGTAGAATCTAACGCTACTGGTACAGAAATCTCTTTACCTTCTCCTGGAGCAGATGGAAAAGTTCCATTATTAGGACCTGGAATGACAGTTGTTATTTCAAAAGGTAACGTAACAAATAAAGCTTTTATCGTATCAGCAGGAGCAGTTGCAGGCGGATTACAGCCTTATGCTATTAAAGCATACGACACAGCTAGTGGAGCATTAGATGCAGCTCTTTTTAGTGCAGATGCAGCTAACCCTCTTAACTTATTCGTATTTGGTTCTGAATATGGAAAAGGATCTAGCTTAGCTGGTAATTCAGTTGATGCTTCTTTCACTACTTTCAGTAACAAACCAATCATCTTAAGAGACAAGTACTCTGTAAATGGTTCAGATGTTGCTCAAATTGGATGGGTTGAAGTTACTACTGAGATCGGAACAGGTGGATACTTATGGTATTTAAAATCTGAGCACGAGTCTAGAATTCGTTTTGAAGACTATTTAGAAATGAGTATGGTTGAAGCAACTAATGCACAAAGTGCTTTTACAGATGCATCAGGAGCAGCTATCACGGGTACTCAAGGTTTATTCTCTACTATTGAAGAAAGAGGATTGGTTTACAATGACCCAGATTTCGGCGCTGCTGCTGGAGCAGGTATAGCTGAATTCGATAATGTTTTACAAGAACTTGACAAGCAAGGAGCAATTGAAGAGAACATGTTATTCTTAGACAGAAGCACATCTTTATCTATTGACAATATGTTAGCTGCTCAAAATTCTTACGGAGCTGGAGGTACATCTTATGGTGTATTTGACAATTCTGAAGATATGGCTTTAAACCTTGGATTCTCAGGATTCAGACGTGGAGCTTATGACTTTTACAAAACTGACTGGAAATATCTAAATGACTCTACAACTCGTGGATTAATTGACGATGTTAAAGGTGTGTTAGTACCAGCTGGAACTTCTACAGTTTATGACCAACAATTAGGACAGAACATTTCAAGACCTTTCTTACACATCCGTTATAGAGCTTCAGAAGCTGATGACAGACGTTTGAAATCTTGGGTTACTGGTTCAGTTGGAGGAAACTATACAAGTGACGAGGATGCAATGAATGTTCACTTCTTATCAGAAAGAACAATGTGTACTCAAGCTGCTAACAACTTTGTATTATTCAAAGCAACCTAGTAGATTAAATTAATGTAATTCTTACCCTCGTTGAAACTACGGGGGTAATTATTACTCTTATTAACATTTATATTATATTATATTATGGCTGTAAAAGCAAAGGCGAGCGTAGCTCCAAAGAACGATGATTGGATCATCAAAGATAGATTATACGAATTAACTAGAGGTAAAAAACCTTTAGTATTCACAGTGCCAACAACACATAGCACTAAAAAAGCATTACTGTGGTTTGACAAGGAAGCTGGATATCAAAGAGAATTAAGATATGCTACCAATCAAAAAAGTTGTTTCGTAGACGAACAGCAAGGGCAAGTTACATTAGGTAGAATTGTATTTAGAGACGGTATATTAAGAGTGAAAGGAGAGGATGTTGTTTTACAAAAATTACTATCGATTTATCACCCGTACGCTATAGACGGAATTATTGAAGAATACAAGCCTGTGCAAATTGCTCAAAATCAATCAGACTGGATTGAATACGAATTAGCTGCTTTAAATTTAGCAAAGAGTCTTCCTATAGAAGAAGCTGAAGCTATATTAAGAGTTGAGATAGGGGAGAAAGTGAACTCCTTAACATCCGCAGAATTAAAAAGAGATGTACTAGTTTTTGCTAGGAACCAACCTCAATTGTTTATGGACTTAGCCCAAGACGACAATGTACAGTTAAGAAGCTTTGGTGCAAAAGCTGTAGAAGCCAAAATATTGACTTTATCGCCAGACCAAAGAACATTTACTTACGGAGAAAGTGGTAGAAAAGTAATGACAGTACCTTTTGACGAACACCCATACTCTGCATTAGCAGCATTCTTTAAAACAGATGAAGGTATGGAAATATATAAAGCAATAGAAAAGAGACTTAAATAGTCACCTTTATAGTAATAGGCTATCGAGAGGTGGCCTATTATTATAATAATTAAAAAATAAATTATGGCTGTAAGCATAGATACTGTATATCAAAGGGTATTAGCAATACTTAATAAAGAGCAAAGAGGATATGTTACTCCTCAAGAATTTAATCTATTTGCTAACCAAGCACAATTAGATATATTTGAACAATACTTTTATGATATTAACCAGTTCGGAAGAATCTCAGGTAATGATACTGAATTCTCAGACATGCTCAACGTCCTTAACGAAAAAATAAACATATTTGAAACTACTGCAGATATGGTGTGGTCTAATAACTATTGGAACCCACCTGCTAATCTGTATAGAATGGGATCTATAGTTTACGAGAATACAATTACTACAAAATCATTGTACCCAACACCCAATACAGTGGTTACAACAAAAGTTCCTGTAGAAGCGGAGCGTATAAATTATAATGAATATTTATACATAGCTCAATCAGGAATGACAAAACCAACAAACTCAAGACCCATATTCGTAGCTAGTACTTCAGGTTACAAGGTATACGGAGCCACTGAAGTGACTTCAAATGATGTTAAGTGCAATTACATTAGAAAACCAGTAGAAGCTGCCTGGGGCTACCAAATGGTCTATGGGGAAGCGCTATACGATTCTACTGTGTCAACTGATTTTGAATTACATCCATCAGAGGAAACGGAACTAGTTACAAAAATATTAGAATTCGCTGGATTATCCGTACAAGATGTTCAAATGTATCAAGTAGCAGCAGGGATGGGCGCTCAAAATAACCAACAAGAAAAATCATAATATATGGGACTTATAGATAAAACACAGGAAGAATACTATTTAGGCCCTGATGGCGTTTGGGATAGTCACGATGAAGACTACGGGAGTTATCAATTTGTACCTATCAATGATATCATAAATACCTTTATGGTGGCTTATGTTGGTGAGGATAAGAATATTTCAAAA